CAACACAATCATTTGTATGTTGGTTCTACTTCTGAACTACAGAAGTTCTTAAAAAAGAATGATAAAAAATGAAGAGGTATTAAGGTTCTTTAAAACTGCATATTGTTTTACCGATTCTCAAAGAAACACATCATACGAGAATTGGATATCAGAGAATGTTAAAGATAAAGTAGTAATAGATTTGGGCGCAGGTTCAGGCATACTATGTTATCTTGCAGTCAAACATGGTGCTAAAAAAGTATACGCCCTAGAAAGAAAGGGTAGACTCATTCATAGAATGAAAAAGATACTAGGTAATACTGTAGAGTATATACATGCAGACTTATTAGAAACAGAATTACCAGAGTGTGATATATATTTACATGAATGGTTAACATCAGAATTTTGGAATGAGAAAAGATTTCTCGGAAACTTTTACGAAGAGAACGATAAAGAATTAGAAGTTGGACATATACTAGATTTAGTAGAGTATGCAAAGAAGAATAATTTCGTAGATAAATTATATCCTAATCTGGTTGAGTTATCAGATATAGAAGGAGAATCTACAAATGAGTATGAAGATATAAAACTTTATGCTCATAGTAAGTATTCTGGACAATTTATACAAGAACATTATAGTAATTTAACAGTGAACGCTACATATAAAAACAAAGTAAAGAGTAAAGAAGTTGTATGGCAAGGTCATATAAAAGATTTAGAGTATATGGAAGTTAGTAATTATCTAGGTTGGACATTATCTTTTGATAATAAGTATGAAGTATCAAATCATTTTCCTGTATCTCATTGGGGGTTAGTAAATGGTTCAAGCTAAAAACGAGGGTTATCTAGGCAACAATCTAATCAAAAGAGCAGGTGTAGAAACACAATACACCCAAGAACAGATAGCAGAATATCAATTATGTTCCTCAGACCCTTGTCATTTTATAGAAAAGTACACTCAGATTATATCACTTGATGAAGGTCTTGTACCTTTTAATCTTCGTGGTTATCAAGAAAGTTTAATTAATCACTTCAATGAGAACAGATTTAGTGTTGTTTTGGCTGCAAGACAGTCAGGTAAATCAATAACATCTTGTGCATATCTACTATGGTATCTATTGTTCACACCAGAAGTCACTGTGGCGATTCTGGCGAACAAAGGGGCGATTGCTAGAGAAATGGTCGCAAGAATTGTAACCATGCTGGAAACCGTGCCATTCTTCTTACAACCTGGTGTTAAGATACTAAACAAAGGTAATATAGAGTTTGGTAATGATAGTAAGCTTGTGGCAGCTGCAACATCTTCATCATCTATTCGTGGTATGTCAATTAACATGTTGTATCTAGATGAGTTTGCTTTCGTAGAAGATGCAGAAACATTCTATACTGCAACATATCCTGTTGTCACCTCGGGTAAAGATTCAAAAGTTATCATTACATCTACTGCAAATGGTGTGGGTAATATGTTTCATAAGATATATGAAAGCGCAGTTCATGGTAATTCAGAGTATAATAGTTTCTTAATTAATTGGTTTGATGTTCCAGGTCGTGATGAAGAGTGGAAGAAACAGACGATTGCAAATACATCAGAGGCACAGTTTGAACAAGAGTATGGTAATAGTTTCTTAGGAACAGGTAATACTCTTATCAATGCAGATACATTATTGGGTATGAGAGCATTAGATGGTGATTGGAAGAAAGATGGTTTAACTATCTATCAAAGACCACAATCTGGTCATAATTATGTCACAACAGTGGATGTATCGCAAGGAAGAGGCATAGACTATTCTACTTTTAGTATCTTCGATGTGACATCTAAACCATTTAAACAAGTCGCAACATTCAGAGATAACATGATTAGCCCCATGCTGTTTCCAGATATTATAAATAAGTATGTTAGACCTTATAATGAAGCCCTAGTTATAATAGAAAATAACGCTGAGGGTTCAATGGTAGCGACACAGCTACACTATGATATAGAGTATCCAAATGTCTTTGTTCAAGGTATGACCAAAGCAACAGACATTGGTATAACTATGTCAAGAAAGATAAAGAGAGTAGGTTGTTCAACTTTAAAAGAACTATTAGAAGAAAATAGACTAACAGTAGTAGATAGACCAACGATAACCGAATTGATGACATTTGTAAATAAAGGTTCATCATGGGAGGCTGACAGAGGTTATCATGATGATATGGTTATGAATTGTGTTCTTTTTGCATGGTTTGTGACAACTGATTTCTTTACAAACTTAACAGATACCGCTGTTAAAGACTTACTATATTCTGAACAACAGAAGATGATAGAAGATGATATGTTACCAGCAGGGGTATTCGGAGAACAGAACAACGACACATTTATAGATTCAGATGGACAAGTATGGTCTAATGAATGAGTTGTTAGATAAAGAAAATATATAAATAAAAGTGTAAACAACTTTTACAATGTAAAATACATTAACAGGAGAAAAGTATGGCATTTCAAGTTTCACCAGGAGTTCAAGTCAAGGAAATTGACTTGTCGAATGTTGTCCCAGCTGTTTCCTCTACAAGAGGCGCTTTTGCTGGCATATTTCAATGGGGACCTGTTGATGAAGTAAAAACAGTTTCAGACGGACAACAGTTAGTGGATGAGTTTTATAAACCAGCTAATACCGATGCAGCTAGTGAAGACTTCTATTCAGCAGAATCATTTTTGAAGTATGGCTCTAGTTTAAGTGTAGTTAGAATAAACCAAACAGGTTTAAAATCTGCTAACGCTGGAGCAAATGGCAGCATTCTATTAAAGAACGCTGACGATTACATCAATACTTTCAAATCAGGAGCATCAGCAAGTACCGCTGGAGCATACACTGCTAGATGTCCAGGCGATTTAGGGAATTCTCTAAATGTGTCAGTATGTGCATCTAGTGATGCATACTACAACGACAATGTTTCTTTAATAGATGAGACCAACGGTTATACAGTAGGCGCTACGGCGATTACAGTTGACGCTGGTGCATCATTCTTAAAGGGAGACATTATTCAGTTTGCTTCACACTCACAACAATATAAAGTGACGAATATCTCATCAAATGTTTTGACAATCAAAGCATTGAATCAACCAAGTGCTGGTTTAGTCCACGCAGTTGCTAATAATGAAGCAGTTGATAGATATTGGGAACATTATGCATTATTTGATAAAGCACCAGGTAGTTCTGCTAACGCAGTTGCAGCTGGGGCAACAAATGATGAAATACATGTTGTTGTAGTAGACGAAGACGGACAGTTCTCAGGAACAGCAGGAACAGTTTTAGAATCATTTGGTTTTGTTTCTCTCGCTTCTGACGCTAAAGATTCAGTAGGTAATTCAAACTACTACAAAGATGTAATCGAAAGTCAATCAAATTATGTTTATTGGTCAGGACACGCAACTACAATTTATGCGTCCGCCAATGAAACAAGAAGTCTATCACAGGCAGTTAGTTCTGCTTTCAGTAGACCTTCTCTACCAATCGCAAATCCTTTAACACAAGGAAATGCAGGTAGAGCTAACCCAACAGTCGCACAAAAGTCCGATGCATGGACAAAACATTTCGGCGATTCAGAGTTAATCGATGTATCATTCCTTATCGTAGGTTCAACATCTACAGATAGTGGGGCTGGTTCTGAGACTGCACAAGATACACTTGCAGACCATAACAGTCTAGTAAACAATGCAATTCAACTTGCAGAGTTAAGAAAAGACTGTTTAGTAGTCGCATCACCAAGAAAAACATCAGTAGTTGGTGTTTCAAGTGAGTCAACACAGGCAACTAATGTTAAGGCAGATTTCGCTAATGTGACATCTAGTTCTTACGCTGTGTTAGATAGTGGTTGGGTATATCAGTATGAAAGATACAACGACAAATATTGTTGGATTCCAGGAAATGGACACACCGCAGGCCTCATGGCAAGAAGTGATTTACTTCAAGACCCATGGTATTCACCTGCTGGGTTCAGTAGAGGACAGTATCTAGGAATAACAAAACTTGCATTTAATCCGAAACAGGCATCTAGAGATGACTTGTATCGTGCAAGAGTTAATCCTATTGTCACATTCCCAGGACAAGGAACAGTATTATTTGGAGATAAAACTGCATTAACTTCACCATCAGCATTTGATAGAATTAATGTCAGAAGACTCTTCATAACATTAGAGAAAGCAGTTTCAGCTGCCGCTAAAGCTCAGTTGTTTGAATTTAACGATTCATTCACTCGTGCTAGTTTTAGGGCTGCAGTAGAACCTTTCCTAAGAGATGTTAAAAACAGAAGAGGGTTAACAGATTTCTCAGTAGTATGTGACGAATCAAACAACACAGACTCAGTGATAGATAGAAACGAATTCGTATGTTCTATCTTTGTGAAACCTGCTAAATCAATTAACTACATAACTTTAAACTTTGTCGCTACTAGAAGTGGTGTTCAGTTTGAAGAAGTTTACGGCGCAGTATAAGGAGTATAAGTAAATGGCAACAATAGACCAATTTAAAGCACAACTACTCGGCGGTGGCCCAAGAGCTAACCGATTCAGAGTTTTTATACCAAGGTCTGGTAATAAGATTGAATTCTTATGTCAGTCAGCACAGATTCCTGCTGCTACTGTAGGTGTAGTTGAACAACAATTCAGAGGTCATGTTTTAAAACTCGCAGGAGATAGAACATTTGAACCTTGGACAGTGACAATTATTAATGATGTAGAATTTTCATCAAGAACTGCTCTAGAGGGATGGCAAACAGACATTCAAGAACTAGACAGTGGTGAGGGTGCTACTTCATTAGACTACTTAGTAGACAGAGCATTTGTCGAACAATTAAATAAAGATGACTCAGTTCTTGCGAGATACGAATTCTTTAATATGTTTCCCACCTCTATAGGTGCTATTGACTTATCATACGAGACAGTCGATGCATTGGAGACATTTGATGTTGAATTTCAGTATTCTCATTGGGAAAGAGTCGTTTAAATTAGTGAATAATACCTCTTTTGAGGTGTTATAAATATTATTATGGATATTTTTGGGTTTGAAATAAACCGTAAGAAAGAAGACTTACGAGTAAAAGATGTACAAAAGAAGTCACAAGCTTCTTTTGTAGCACCTGTTGAAGATGATGGAACTCCCATTATTCAACAATCATCAGGTGGTTTCATATCAGGTGGGGCATATGGTTCCTATGTTGATATGGAAGGCGGTATCAAGAATGAGGTCGCACTCATTCAAAGGTATCGTGAGACATCTCTTGTTCCTGAATGTGATATTGCTATCGATGACATAGTAAATGAATGTATAGTTTCAGATACCCAAGATAGAATTGTATCACTCGATTTAAGAGATGTAGATTTATCGGACAGCATCAAATCTAAGATGCACGATGAGTTCAGAACAATCCTATCTTTGATGAAGTTTCATCAAAACGCACACGAACTATTCAGAAAATGGTATGTCGATGGCCGAATTTACTTTCATAAAGTAGTAGATTCGAAAAGAACACAGGCCGGCATACAAGACCTCAGAAACATTGACCCTATGAAAATCAAGAAGGTCAGAAATGTTGAAAAGGAAAAAGACGAAAGAACAAAGATTGACATAGTTAAAAAGATTGAAGAATTTTATGTCTTCAATGATAAAGGTTTTAATAAGGGTAGTGCAAATGAAGGCACTACTGCAAAGATTGCTCCAGAGGCAGTAAGTTATACTACTTCTGGTATGTTAGATTACACAAAGAATGTTGTAATTGGATATTTGCATAAGGCATTGAAGACTGCAAATCAGTTATCAATGATGGAAGATGCACTTGTTATCTATAGGATATCAAGGGCACCAGAAAGAAGGATATTCTACATTGATGTAGGTAACCTTCCAAAGGCAAAGGCAGAACAGTATCTTGCAGATACTATGAACAAGTATAGAAATAAACTTGTTTATAATGCAGATACAGGCGAAATCAAAGATGATAGACGCCACATGTCAATGCTAGAAGACTTTTGGTTACCAAGAAGAGAAGGTGGTAGAGGAACAGAGATTACTACACTACCAGGTGGTCAGAATCTTGCAGAGATAGAAGATATAGAATACTTCAAAAAGAAACTATATCGTTCTCTCAATGTGCCTATGTCTAGATTAGAAGCCGACAATGGTTTCAATATGGGTAGGGCATCTGAGATTACTAGAGATGAACTTAAATTTAATAAGTTCACTAAGAGACTGCAAACTAAGTTTGCTAGATGTTTCACTGATATTCTCAGAACACAAATGGTTTTAAAAAATCTTGTGTCAGGTGAAGAGTTTGATAGTTTTAAAGATTTTATATATTACGATTTTGCAACAGATAATCATTTCCAAGAATTAAAAGCTGGAGAAATTATCAGAGAAAGATTAGATATACTTTCACAAGCAGAGTCATATGTTGGGAAATATTTTTCTGATGATTATGTCAGAAAACATATATTACATTTCTCAGAGGATGATATTGAACGAATACAAGGTGAGATTGATTCTGAGGGACATGATAGTGAGGACGAGGAGTTTTAATGTCAGAAATAGGAAAACAAATAGTAGACCAGATTGAATCTGGAAAGTTAAACGATGCCAAAGATAGTATACATCAAGGCATAAAACAAAAGGCTGCTGATGCTGTCGACATGAAAAGAGTCGAGATGTCAGTTGATTGGAATAATGGCGAAGAGTTGGGAACAGATAACATCGATTCTGAATGAGGCAAAGTTTAAACTTCCTCGTGGTCAGAAAGAGATAAAGAAAGAGACTCAAAAGGTCGCTGGAAGGACACTGGACATTAGGTACGGTGAAGATAAACGAGGCAAGGTGCATGTTTATATAGATGGAGTTTCAATGGGAGACCCATATATGAATATGAAATCGGCCGATAAAGAGATGAAAGATATAAAGAATGTAATCAGACAAATGAGTGAAGAGAACATCTCCAAAGAAGAAATATTAGGAGTAATAAATGAAATTAATATCTGAGTTTTGCGATTACGCAATCGAACCTGTTATCGTGGAATCAAACGATAACAACGAAAAAGAATACTTCATCGAAGGACCTTTCATGCAGGCCGACATAAAGAACAGAAATGGAAGAGTATATCCAGTTGAAGTCATGAAAAAAGAAGTAGAACGCTACAACAAAGAGTTTGTTGAACAGAAAAGAGCGTTCGGAGAGTTAGGACATCCAGACGGTCCTACAATTAATTTAGACAAAGTATCTCACATGATTACCAAATTAGAACAAGATGGTAAAAACTTCATGGGGAGAGCAAAAATTTTAACAACACCAAACGGACAGATAGTGAGAAACTTAATAAACGATGGTGCTAAATTGGGTGTTTCATCTAGAGGTCTAGGTTCACTAGAAACTAGAAACGGCGCTCAAGTAGTTAAAGACGATTTTCAGTTGGCAACGGCTGCTGATATTGTCGCAGACCCAAGTGCTCCTGAGGCCTTCGTAGAAGGAATCATGGAAGGAGTTGAATGGGTAATGGAAAATGGTATCTTAAAGGCTATTGAAGTAGAACAAATGCGTGACCAGTTGCGTAGTGCGAAACTAAATAAACTAGAAGAAACTAAATTAAATATATGGAAAAAGTTCGTAGAGAACCTATAATATATAAATAAAAGAGTTAAGCTAAAACTCAAACAGGAGAAACAAATGGCAGATTTAGAAAAAAACCTAGAACAAGCAATAGAAGAGGCTATGCAGCCTAATTCTAAAGCTCAGAAAGGTGACTCAAAACCTGTTAAGCAAGGTTCATCCGATGCCGCCAAAATTGAAGGTGGTAAGGCTGAAGTCGTCAAACCAGAAGAAAATCCTGTTGACAAAGCAGTTGCATCTATTAAAAGTGCAGAGAAAGGAACCAAAGAAGTTAGCGGTGACGCTCAACAGAAAGGTGAATCTCCTGCCGAGAAGCAACCCAAGTTGAAAAAAGTTTCAGAGGCCGAAATTTCAGAAGAAGATAAGCCATCTAAAATGAATCAAATCAAGGGTATTGTCAACGCAATGAAGGATATGAGTAAAACAGATTTACAAGCTATGTATGCTTCAGTGATGAAGAAAGTAGATGGTGAAGATGAAGACTCAGAACAGGTTGATGAATCCTTGACTAAAGCAGAAATTGCAAGAAGCATCGTAGAATTCTTAAAGGGTTCCGATGAAGAAATAGTTCAAGAAACTTTTGCATCTTTAGAAGAAGAAGATAAAAAATCTAAAAAAGACGAAGATGACGAAGAAGAAATGGACGAAGAAGATGACAAAGAAAAAGAAGATGAAGATGAAGATGATGAGGAAGATGTAAAAGAATCCTCAGAAATTGATTCTGAACTTGTTGAGATGGAAATAGAGGACGACCTAGAGAAAATCTCAGAAGCCCTTGACCTTTCAGAAGAAAATTCTGAGAAAGCAAGAAATATCTTTAAAGCTGCTGTCACTTCTAAAGTCACAGAAATTAAAGAACAACTCGATAACGAGTATTCAGAGAATTTAAAAACCTCAGTAGATAAAGTTAAAGGCGACCTTGCGGAAGCAGTTGACAAATATCTATCGTATTGTGCAGAAGAGTGGACGAAAGAAAACGAACTTGCTATAGAAAGAGGTTTGAGGTCTGAAATGACTGATAACTTTATTGATGGATTGAAAACATTGTTCGTAGAACATTATGTTGAAGTTCCAGAAGATAAGTATGATGTTATTGATGAACTCGCAAATCGTCTTGACGAGATGGAAGAAAAACTTGACAATGAAGTGTCTAATAACATGAACATTGTTGAAGAAAACGAAAATCTCAAAAGACAAAATGTTGTGAGAGAGGCATGTCTTGACTTGTCTGAATCACAAAAAGAGAAAATGATTTCTTTATCACAAGGAGTAGACTACAAAGATACAGAAGATTTCGCTGAGAAAGTTTCTGAATTAAAAGAAGCTTACTTCCCAAGTGAAGAAGTCATTGCAGAAGAAACTGTAGTAGAAGAAGGAACAGGCGAATACTCAACTGAGTCTGAAACTGTTTTAGACCCTGCTATGAATAAGTATTCTTCAGCAATAAGTAAACTAAACCCATTATAAGGTTTAGTTTTAATTAAAATAATTAATAGGAAATAATATGTTTTTATCAGAAAACTTACAGGAAAAGTGGGAGCCAATTCTAGAGCACTCCGATTTACCAAAAATCGAAGACAACTACAAGAAAGCCGTCACAGCAGTTATCCTAGAAAACCAAGAGAAAGCCCTTGCAGAAGACAGAGCTACTCTTAACGAAGCTGCACCTATTAATGCTACTGGCACTGGAATTAGTAATTGGGACCCAATCCTAATATCACTAGTTCGAAGAGCTATGCCAAATCTCGTTGCTTACGACATTTGCGGTGTTCAACCGATGACTGGTCCGACAGGACTTATCTTTGCTATGAAAGCAAGATACCAAGATTACCCATCTGGAAACAGATTAGCTCAATCAGAAGCTATGGGCGTAAATGAAGTTAGAACTGCTCATTCAGCAGCTGCTAACACAGATAACGCTGGTGTAGATTCTGACCCTGAGGGTGACCCATTTGCTAGTTCAAGTGCGTATCAAAACGCTACTTCTACTGGTATGAGCACAGCTACATCAGAGGCATTAGGCGATGCAGATAATAACTCATTCGCTGAAATGTCATTCACTATTGAGAAATCAACTGTGACTGCTGTATCAAGAGCATTAAAAGCAGAATACACTCTAGAACTTGCACAAGACTTAAAAGCAATCCACGGTCTTGACGCTGAATCAGAGTTAGCAAACATTCTTTCAAGTGAAATACTTGCAGAGATTAACAGAGAAGTTGTAAGAGAAGTAAACAACCAAGCAAAAACAGGCGCCGCTGGCACTGCATCTGCTGGTACTTTTAACTTAGATGTTGACGCTAACGGAAGATGGTCAGTTGAGAAGTTTAAAGGGTTACTATTCCAAATAGAAAGAGAATCAAATGTAATTGCAAAAGAAACTCGTAGAGGTAAAGGTAACTTTATTCTATGTTCTTCTGATGTTGCATCTGCTCTTTCAATGGCTGGTGTATTAGATTACGCACCTGCACTTAACACTTCATTAAATGTTGATGACACAGGCAATACTTTTGCTGGTGTTCTTAACGGAAGAGTTAAAGTATATGTTGACCCATATGCTGGTTCAGATTACATGACAGTTGGTTATAGAGGTTCAAACCCTTATGACGCTGGTATGTTCTACTGTCCGTATGTTCCATTACAAATGGTTCGTGCAGTTGGTGAGAATACTTTCCAACCAAAAATCGGATTTAAAACAAGATACGGAATGGTTTCAAACCCATTCGTAGGTACTACACCTGCTAACGGTCTTGCATCTGATGGAAGTAACCAATACTACAGAAAAATCGCAGTATCTAACATATTGTAATTTTAGTAGTTTCGAATTTATTCGAATTAAAAAGGGACTTTCAGAGTCCCTTTTTTTTAGCGTACTAAATACTACTGTACAATAAAGTACAACACACACACGGAGAAAGTATGAACAATACACAACCTAAAAGTGGCTTTGAAATCAGAGCCGATTTACTTCAACAAAGTGAGAGTATACTCACTGGAAACATCTATAGAATGAATGATGCTACCGTTCAACATAACGATAATTTTCCAAACGATAAGAAACCATTAGGTGACCAATTCGTTTCCACGGAAGATGTTATTTCAACTGCAAGATTATTAAACGAATTTGTAAACGAGAAGTCTTTTAAGTTAGAGATTAGGTATATAATTGCTGTAAAAATTAGCATAACATAGAATAAGGTAAAAAAGTATGTTAAGGTTCATATACTAACGCTAGTATGCAAAAAAGAGGGTAATAGACT